TCTGCCATTTTGATCTCCAATAGTATTTATCGCTTACGATAAATACTTACATGCCACGTATTAGTTTATATAGACCAAATAAAACCGCCGATTATGAATTTATAGACAAACAAGTCTATGAAATGTTTACTGTAGGCGGTACAGATTTACACGTACACAAGTATCTCGGTCCAAAGAATACCAGTAGTGCAAATGCTACCGCAGAACAGCCTACTTATGATGCTGTTGCTGAAACAAATATACAAGATTTACTATTTTTAGAAAATAGAGATAGAAAATATGATGACGAAATTTATACAATACGTGGTCATTATAATTTGGCCGATACAGATTTTAATTTAAGTCAATTTGGTTTATTTTTACAAAACGATACAATTTTTATGACTGTACATATCAACAGCAGTGTAAAAACTATTGGCAGGAAATTAATGGCTGGCGATGTTATAGAATTACCTCATATGAAAGAAGAATATGCTGCAAATGATTTTAGTGTAGCAATGAAACGCTTTTATGTTATTGATGAAATAACAAGAGCAGCAGAAGGTTTTTCACAAACATGGTATCCGCATTTATATAGATTAAGATTAAAAATGATTATGGATTCACAAGAATATAAAGACATTTTAGATCTACCTGCTGAAGATGAAGATGGTAATACACTTAGAGATATACTAAGCACATATGAACGTGAAATGCAAATTAATAATGCTGTAATCAATCAGGCTGAAGAATATGCAAAAGCCAGTGGTTATGAAACTGCACACTTGTACACTGTAAGTGTTTTAGACAATGGCGAAGTTGCTATTGTTAGCACTGATTATGAAAGTTTACTTGCAGATGGTACAATTACAACAGATACAGTTTTCCTAAATCCTGGAGATACTGGATACAAAGGTTATTTGGTAGGCGATGGGTTTCCTCCAAACGGAGCATTGTATGGTTCAGGAACAGGATTTCCAAGTGCTGCAAATGCAGGCGATTATTTTTTAAGAATAGACTTGTATCCAAATAGGTTATTTAGATATAGCGGCACAAGTTGGCAAAAGGTAGAAGACGCAGTGAGACAAACACTAACACCTGATATAACAAGACAAACCCTAAAAGGAACCTTTGTAAACAACGAAACAGTAAATAATATTGCTGGTGAAGATGTACAAGAAAGACAAGCATTGAGTAAAGCACTCAAAGTTAGGGCGGATACCTAATGTTATATTTTTATGATGGACAAATACGTAGATATCTAACACAGATTGTTAGAGCATTTAGTCACTTTAGCTATCAAGACGGCGACGGTGATATAAAACAAGTGCCTGTAATGTACGGTGACATTACTAGACAAGTTGCTAGTATCATAAGAGACAACAGTGAAAATAAACTGCCAAGTGCTCCACGTATGGGTGTATACATTACTAACTTGCAAATGGATAGAGCTAGACTTAGTGATAGTAGTTATGTTAACAAAATTAACTTGCGTGAAAGAGCTATTGACAGCGAAACTGGTGAATACCTAAACGAACAAGCTAGAGGGTATACTGTTGAAAGATTGCATCCAACTCCTTATATGTTAAGTGTAAATGTAGATGTATGGAGTACCAGCACTGATCAAAAGTTACAAATACTAGAGCAAATATTCTTTTTGTTTAATCCTGATTTAGAATTCCAAACCACAGACAACTATGTTGATTGGACAAGTTTAAGTGTTTTACAAATGGAAAACATTACTTTTAGTTCTAGAACAATTCCAGTTGGCACAGAAACAGAAATTGATGTTGCAACACTAAGTTTCAACGCACCGATTTATATTTCGCCACCTGCAAAAGTTAAAAAACTAGGTATAATTACCGACATTATTACCAGTGTATACAATCAGGATGCAGGCACAATCAGTCTAGAAGGATTCAATCCACCAACTGACGGTAAAGCGTATGCATCGTCAGGTACAGTTGTTTTACCAGATGGTACTGTTGTTGACGACGGAGGTTTAGGACTTTCAAGCACTATAATCAGCGGCAGTGGTAGACTAGATTTAAGCAATCCGGTAGTGGCAAGTTACAGGAATTTTGATATTATTGTTAGTGATGCTACCGCAAAATTAGCTCAAAACAAAAGACTACGTGTTGGTGAAATCAGCTGGCAAAATGTTTTTGAAGCAGAAGCACCAGCTAAATTCCAACCTAACATTAGTCAAATCAAACTGTATAGATCAGAATTGCTTACACCAATAGTAGGTACAATTTACTATGGCAATCCAAATGACAAATTCTTAATTAATATTACATATGATCCTGACACATTGCCAAGTGATACGCTGATTGCAGGTGTTACTACTAGAGGCAGTGTTGATGGTATTATTGATCCTATTAAGAAAAGTCCAAAATCTGACAAAGCAACTAGAGGTGCAGGATTAAGATATTTGTTCTTAGGACCAATAGGTGGTAAGGTTGAAAGAAAGTTTACAATAACAGAAAGGTCTAGTAGAATAGATACCGATGTTGATGCTGATAGAATATACAGTCACAAAGTTTATGTTGACGGATTAGAAGTTAGTACAACTAATCGCACAATTGACGAAAAGTATGTTATTGACTTTGTTACACTACCAGATTTTAATAGTTCTGTAAGATATGAATTGTATTTGAACGAAGATGGTGCTGATGATTGGAAAAACGCAGATAGCAGTGATTTTGTTGCAGATTCAAATGATATAGTAGAATGGGATGGTACAAAATGGAACATACTATTTGATGCATCAGAAGAAACTGCTCTAACATACATAACAAATGTAAATACAGGACAACAAGTTTATTGGAACGGTTACTATTGGCAAGCAAGTGTTGACGGATACTATCCAAGAGGCACTTGGGAACTATCAATCTAACATATATATTTTATGAACGCAATTATTTGTAGTGGTGCATTATTTTATGCACTAGATACCAAAAGATTTTTATTACTACACAGAGCAAATGGTAGAAAAAATAAACTATGGGGATTAGTTGGAGGCACCAATGAAGGTGTTGAAACTCCATGGGAAGGTTTACAAAGAGAAATAAAAGAAGAAATTGGTAGTGTTGATATTAAGAAAACTATTCCATTAGAAACATTTATCAGCAACGATGACAAGTTTCATTTCCATACATATCTTTGTGTAACAGAAAAAGAATTTTTACCTAAACTGAATTTAGAACATGACGGATATTGTTGGGTAAGTTTTGGTATGTGGCCAAAACCTCTACATTTTGGTTTGCATAACACTCTCAAGAGTAAAACTAATACACAAAAATTAGAAACAGTTATTCAGCTTGTTGATATGATTGCTTAAACTGTTCTTCTAGCCATTCAAAATCATTTATCTTTTTTAATGCCTCAGGATCGTTTACAGAACTTTCACCGTATTTTTTACCAAGAATAGCACCCGCAATTGCAGCATCTCCAAACGGTTTATCTGATCCTTTTGTACACCATGCATCTAATCTAAATTGTGTTTCGTCATCTTTTTGTCTGTCAATGCTACGGCTTGCTAGTTTTACACACTCACGGAAGCCACTACGCCATGCACTAAATGCATCTGTATTAAATGCAGTTGTATTACTCATTTCAGGTATTGCTTTGAAATTTTTACTAATACTTGTTGTCATGTCAGGTTTGCTTGTATCCATGTCAATTGTTAATTGTCTTGGTAACAACTTAACGCCACCATATCCATATACAAGACTATTAATAGGATTATAGCTACGCCAAACGTAAACTGTGCTACGCCCGTCTATGTCATATCTTGCTATTTGATAATCAAAATTAAATGTATCAATTATTTGTGCATCGCCGTCTACTACATAAAACATTTCTGTCTCAGCAGTTTTTGCTGCCATAATATGCGCTTGGTGAATACCTTCTACACCGTGAACTCTGTGTATAACTCTATCAGGAAATTGTTGTTTTAATTTTTCAAAATTTTCATCTGCATTTGGTTCGTTATAACTAATAAAAACAATATCATAAGGTTTAGGTACACTTGCTACTTGATCATATTCTTTTTTAATTGCTAAAAATCTATAATCAATTTCACGTTGTGTTAAAGGTTTGTGTACATTGGTTAGCATAACACCATCATAAAAATCTTTGTTTTTCCAAACGTGATTAATTTTTCTTTCATATTGATTATGATAGCTTATATAAAAATTCCAATCAAAATCTTTTTCAATTTCGATGTCTTCGTTTATCATAAAAAACATTTCGTTATCAGTATCAGCTAATGCTTTTTCATAATCTTCAAACGTGTTTACAGTGAACACAGGATATGGTTTTGGATTGCTTACTACAATATCCCATTCTTTTTTCTTAATATAAAATCTGTGTTCTACTTCTTTTTCACTTACTAATAAATGTCTGCTAAACAGTACAACACCGTCTGTGTGTTTGCCGTTTTTGAAAATATGATTTATTTCTCTATCGTATCTATTGTGATGACTAAAGTAGAAATCAAATTCCCAATCGTTGGCAATTTCTACATCACTAGGTACACCCCAAAACATTTCGCTTGTTGAATTATACAATGCTTCTGTATAATCTTCGTAATTGTTTATTGTAAAAATATCATATTTTTTTGGAGTGCTTGCAATTTTATCATGTTCTTTTTTATCAATATAGAATCTATGTAGTAATTCTTTTTTGCTTACTTCAGCACTGGTGCTGTATAAAACAATACCATCATAGTGTTCTCCATTCTTAAAAACATGAGTAATGTCTCTATCTAAAACATTTGTTTCATTGAAATAATCGTCCCATTCAAACTGCTGGTTTGGAATAACATCACTTGGAATACCCCAAAACATGTTTGTGGTACTGTGCTGTAATGCTTCTAGGTAGTCTTCATACGTATCAATAGTAAAGCGTTCAAACTGCTTGCTTCTACTAACAACCTTGTTGTGTTCAATTCTATTTGCTAAAAATCTATATTCAATTTCTCTTTCACTTACTGGTGCATTTTTACTGAATAAAACAACACCATCGTATTTGTTTTTGTTTTTCCAAACATGATTGCTATTACGACTTGTATCTTGATGGCTTAGATAAAAATCAAAAACACTTTCGTCTAATATTTCAATGTCACTAGGAACACCCCAGAATAAATCTGTTGTAGATTTTTCCATTGCTTCTAGATATTGCTCATATGTGTTAATTTCAAATCTGTCGTATTTTCTTGGCGTACTTGCCATAATACGTATTTCTTTTTTGTTTGCAAAAAATCTATGTTTTAGCTCTCTATCAGTAACACGATAATGTTTTGGTACTAGTGCAACACCATCTAGTTGATCAATGTCACCGTTACCAAATACATGAACATAATCGTAACTCCATTCGTCCGGTGTATAACTGAACTTAAATGTATCTCTAATCATTATGTCATCATACACTAACCAAAACATATCTGTGTTGCTGCGTTGTTGTGCTTGTTCAAATGATTCTACAACCTGTAAATTAGGTATACGTTTAATAAGTTCTGCATGACTTGTTCTGTCATCTCCTATGTAAAAAACTTCAAACTTTTCTTTACCATAATAAGGATCATACTCACCACAAATATAACTGTGTTTTTTTGTTTCATAACTGCCTGGTTTTGTAGGAACTAGTTGTACTTTACTCCAGCTCATAACTTCTCTGCTTTTCTTGTATACATATGGAAAAGCATGAATATAGTAGTCATCATATTGTGGTCTAAAGTACCAAGGAAAACTATCGTAAATTTTTATATCAGGATCTACAAGCCAAACATAATCAACAGATCCAACCCAATCTTCTATTTCAATTTCATTATTAACAACAGGATACTGATCAAAGATATGCTTTTTTAGATAGTCTTGTCCATTATGTACAGGATGATTAAATCTTTCAAACTTATCTATTGCTCTCATAATAGGTGTGCCTTTGTTCCAATGTGTGCTAACACTATGTCAGCATCTAACCAAACATCTATGCCGTGATGCATTGCTTGATTACAAAAATATATATCTTCGCCACCAAATGTATCGGTGCCTTTATTGTATTCATGAGAAAACCAAGGTTTAGGTAACTCACTGTACACACTGGCTTTGGTCAACATACAACCCATGCCTACACCCCATATTTTGTGTAGCCCTGTTTTCTTATCAAATCTTTTATCAGTATTGTTAGGATCTGTAAAAGCAACACTACGATAAGGAGCATATCGTGTGCTATAGTTTGCTGCAACAATATCTTTATCGTGTGCAGCCAATCTTTCAAAAACATTATGAGGAAAATGAATATCACTGTCTAACCAAAGTATATGACTCGGATTAGTTTTAAGTGCTTCATTTACAAGTGCTGTACGCTGATCAACAATAACACTACCTACAATAATGTGCAAGTCATAGTCAATAGACTTACTGGTAAGTCTACTGGTTAAAAATGCTAATTGTTTTGCAAAGGCAGTGTGTACAGTATCTCTAGCAGGAATACAAATGCTAAGTTTCATTACAACATTGTGCTTGGTACAGTTTCCTGGTTAAGATCTTTTTCTGCTGCAATAGTAAGTTGGTTCCAATTACGTGCTGATTGTGTAGCAACTTTTACACATTCTTGAAAATCATCTTCTGACAAACTAGCCATTTTAATCATGTTCTCTGGCTGCACTTTACCAATAGTTAGTAGGTCAGCACCTGCTGCTTTACCGAATGTCATAATCCAATGGATTCTGTCATCATCGTCTGGAATATCCATTGCATCAATTTCTTTATTAATTTCAATTTCTAATTGCGCATCGCCAATTTCCAGTGTTTTGAGAATTGCTCTCTTACGAGATTTTGTATATGCTTGTGCTAAGTCAACATTTAAGACTTCATAGAGTGATTTCATGTATAATGCTCCTTTATACTATAATATAGTATATTATTGTTTGATTGTCAAGTCTTATGGTAGAATTGGGAAGTAATATCCTCCAAATGTACTACTCATAGTAATGCTACCAGTGCTAATACCAAGATAGGCGCCGAGATCAGCTCGTAAGGTGATCGGTGTTGAACTACCGCCAAAATAATTTCTTATCTGGCTCATTGTAATCGGGTCGCCTGTTGGTGGTAATGCCATTACTTATTCCTGTTTTCGTTCATTGTAGCACATTATTTAACAAGTGTCAATTGGCAGTAGCCATTTACTGACTACTGCCTTGTTTTATTATTTATCTGCTAGTTTTTTAACTATTTCTTTTAGTTCATCAATTTGTTTTTGCTGTTCCTTAAACGCTTCAATAAACGCACCTGCCATTGCTCCGTAATTAACAGTTTTCATACCGTTGTCTTCTACATGTACAACTTCTGGGAAATATTGTTCAACTTCTTGAGCAATCACACCCATGTGTTTACGTATTGTATCTTCTTGATCAGTACGAGTAAATGTTACACCACGTATGCTTAGGATCTTAGTTAAAGGATCTGCAATAACTTCAATGTTGTCTTTGATTCTAGCATCTGAATATGCTGTAACTTCGCCTGTGACAGTTAGGTTACTGCTACTATCCAATGTCATTGCTACTGTACCGCCTGAACCTGGGTTGTTTTCAGTATCGCTGTGCGTACCGCCTCTATGGAAACTAAATCTACTAGCACTACGCAAGTATGTTGTACTGCCTTGTACACCAATACCGTAGTTTGTGCTCCACAAGTTGATCATCTGACGTGTACTACTACCAAACGATAAGATAGCACTCATTGTATCGTTTACGTCACTACGTAAGAACTGTGTACTATCAATACCGTCAAGTGTGTCAGCATCATCAGCACCAATACCCGTAAGTCCACTACCGTCTCCTGAGAAGCTATTAGCTGTAATGTTACCAGTAATGTTAATGCTACCTGCACCACTTAGTGTGCCAGAGAAACTGTCGTTAGCATCAGCACGTAAAAACGATCCACTATCAAGTCCATCTAGGTTATCAGCACTTAGTCCGCTACCAGCACCGTCATTACCTGAGTGCCAAACAGTGTATGTATTTGTTCCGTCCCAGAATTGAAGTCCGCTTGTACCGCCATCAATGTTAACTCTAGTGTTGCCACCTTCGTTAGCAATGTAAATAACATCGCCTGAATCAGCATACTGCATGTAAGCTCTACGTGTTGCACCTTGATACCAACTAATGTATGGCGAACCTGTTGAGCTTGTATCAGCAAAACGCATTTGTTCGCCGCTTCTACTTGTAGTAATCAACCCTGTAGCAGTATCGTCTGCATCACTGCGTAGGAAACTTGTGCTATCTAAGCTATCTAGTGTCTCTGCATTAACGCTTGAAAGTCCACTACCATTACCGGTAAATGTACTTGTACCAATATTAATGTTGCCAAATCCACTAGTAATACTACCTGCGTTTAGAGCACCAGTACCGGTTAGGTTACTGTATGTTCCGTCAATACGTGCGTTAGGCACTGTACCACTTGCTAGGTTACCTGCTGCAAGTGCTTGTATACCTGCACCATTTGTTGTATTCAAACTACCTGCATAGATAGCACCTACTACACCCATACCGCCTGCAAGTCTTACAGCACCGGTAGCAGTATCAACTGCTGCACTTGTATCGGTAAATGTTTTGACTCCTGCCATTGATTGGTTGCCACCAAGTCTAGCACCGTCTACTGTTCCTGATGTAATATTATCAGCATTCAGTGATCCTAGTCCACTACCATTACCGGTAAATGTACTTGTACCAATATTAATGTTGCCAAAACTTGAAGTAATACTACCAGCAGCCAATGCTCCTACTGTTGTTAGGCTACTTGTTACAACCGCACTTCCTAATGTTGTTGCATTAAGTACACTGGTGTTGTTGATTCTGTATTCTTTAGTGCTTATTAGATTTACATGTTCACTAAAGTCCCAGCTATCATTTGTATTACTCCATGTAATTGTGTGGTTAGTACTACCTAACAATGTAATACCGCCGCCATTAGCAGTTGTATCACTAGGTATTGCTACTTTACCTATTTCAATATTTTTGTCTTCAACTTGTAGCGTTGTAGTATCTAAAGTAGTTGTTGTACCGTTAACTGTTAAGTCTCCAGTTATTACAAGATTACCTGCAATATCTGTATTACCAGTTGCCCAATCCATTACGACTTTGTTTAGACCATCACCAAACTTGATATCACCGTCTGCATCAATTTGCATACGTTGTGTTGCTGCTGTGTAGAAATCAAGTTGATCGTTATCTGATCCTACACTTGCCTCAGCAACAATATACGAGTCTTGATCGCCATCAATAACACCGCCAAGCTCTGCCCAACGTGTACCGTCATAGCCTTCAAATCTTAGTAATTGGCTATTGAAACGTGCGTCACCTTGTACAGGAGAACCTGGTCTTGCTGCTGTGTTACCAACAGGTAACTTGATTGCACCATCATCTGAGAAATTGGTGTATCCTGTGATTTCAGTTATACCACCTGCATTTACACGTATTCTAACTTGTGAATCATTTTGTACTTGTCCTGTAGATCCTACATCGCCAGTTCTAATTATTACATCACCGCCTGTTGCTGCGCCTGTACCTAAACCTCCTTCAATTGTAAGATCACCGCCTGCAACGTCAGTTCCTAATCCATCAGTACCTTTGATTTTACCGTTAGCTGGAGAAGAACTTGTTTCTGCATTACCAACAACAACAGTTTCGTTACGTAATACTAGGTTGTTGTTAATAGTTAACGAACCTGCTGGTATATCTAAAGGATCAGCAGTTACAAGGTCATCAACTCTAATTGTAAATGATGTAGCAGTTGGCGTAGCACCACTTACTGGCCATGTACCGTCTAGGTTCGCCACTGTGCTGCTTGCAATGTTGATTGTATCACCTGGACTAATACCTAATGTATATGGTGTGTATGTAAACGATAGAGATACACCAGATAATATAGTTCCAGTTGTTGCTGCACTCAAGTAAATTGCATCCTCGGTAACACCACTGACTGTTGTGTTACTTGGAATACTTGCACTACCGCCAACAATCATACCTGCTAGAATGCCTGTTGTGTCATTCATGATAACTTCTTTGATTGCGTTGTCTGTAACTTCGGCTGTGCTTTGAGTTACTGATTCTAAGTTTACTGCAACATCTCTGGCAGCAGTAGCTTCATAACTTGCAACATATGTAAACAAGTTTCTTGCACCATTTGGGCTACCAACAGTTATGTTTGTAGCAGCGCCGCCTATTTTCAAACTTGTAACATTTTCATCATAAATTCTACCTGCACCAATACTTGATGAAGTAAGAGCAGCAGAACCAACGTCCAACCCTTCTGCAAGATCAAGTGCTGTACCCCACTCAGGTGTTGTACCATTTGACTTTAAGAAGTTGTTTGCTCTACCAATGTTTAGTGTATTCAATGTACTTGCAGACTGAGCATATAGTATGTCACCAATTGCATATGTACCAATACCAGTACCACCTCTAGTAACTGGAACCAAACTGGTTAAGTTTGCAGGGTTTAGGAAGTATGCACTGTCCAAACTATCAAGTGTACCAGCATCAATAACGCCGTCTTTAATGAATACTTGTCCTGTGCCTCCAGCATCTACGTCAAATTGAGACTGTAAGAACCTACTTGTTCCTAGTGTAGAAAATGTTCCTAGTGGATCATAGTCAGCATTAGCAATACCAATATTAACTGGATCACCGTAAAACTCTCCGCTTAGACTCGAACCTGTAAGTGTAATTGGGTTATCTGTTGTTGTTGCAACTTTCAAACTTTGTACAACAGTTTTATAACTACTATCACCAAACAATGCTGTATCACTGTTTGGAACACCTGATGCTGCAAGTCGACTTGGAGATACTGTACCAGAAATAATGTTTTCTGCGTCAATGTTTGTAACAGCAAGTGTGTTCCAGTTTGCAATCAATCTACTTGAAGTATTAATAACACTTTCAATTTGTACGTTATTAGTAATTACTTCAGCACTACCCGTACCTGTTGTAGTAATATCTTGTGCGTTTGTAACCAAATCGTTAATACTGCTCAAAGCATCTGAACGTAGTGCGTGTATAGTAAATGAGTTTGTTGTAACAGATCCTACAAAGAATCTTGCACCACTGTCAACTGGTCCACCTGCTCCGCCGGTACTAAACAATTCGTTTGCAGTAGAACCGTCATCTAATGATTCAATACGTATTGCATCACCTGTTGTTAGTCCATGTCCTTCAACTACAATACTATTATCAGTTGTGTTTACAGTGTAACGTGTAATGTTGTGATTGTTGTTTGCAGGAGTACTTGTAAATTCTACTTTGTTTAATAGAGCAAAGCCTTCATACAATTCAATTGTATTTGCATCGATGCGTTTTACATAGTAAACTTGTTGGTTTAACAAACCACCAATTGGAACATTTGCTAGTGTATCGTATGTTACAGGATCACCGTTGCTTAGTCCGTGATTAGTAATTGTAATTCTATATGTACTGTAATCAACAGCACCACCACCGCCTACATCACCTGCTAGGAAGTTATGTGTAATAATATCGTCTAAGTTGATATCTTTTGAAGTTGCAACAGCAGTGTTATCTTCAACATAGTCTAAAGATGAAGCACTAGCAACAAATAGCTCGCCGCCAATAATGTTTACGTAGATACGTTTTTCAATACCTGTAACTTCAATTTCAAAGCCACTACCGGTTCCGCCTACATCGCTTGCATTAACTTCTAACAAGTCTCCTTGTGCATAACCTGTACCACCTCTGTTGATATCAACATCTGTAATTTGTCCTGCTGTAACTGTGATGTTGGCTTTTGCTCCTGTACCAGATCCTGTTTTTGCCTGTAAAGGAACAGATTCGTATACTTTATTTCCTAATACAGGTGTATAACCAGATCCGCCTACAATGTTTGCGTTGTCTAAATTAGCAGCAACGCCGCTTTTGAATTCAGTAACAGCACCTTGAGCGCCGCCGTCAGCACTTGTAACAATAGTGCGCACTGTACCAGTTGCTGCTGCACTTGCTTTGGTTGGATCGGCACTATCTACGTTTGCATAGGTAAATGTTGTTGATGTTGGAACACTTAGAACAAGACCATTTTCGTTATATGTTTCGTCTGTAGTGTTCAAAATTTGAACAGTGTTACCTACTTGTAAATTGTGTGCTGCACTGGTTGTTATAGTAGCAACGTCACTGTTACGTTCTGCAAATGTTAAACTACATGTTTCGTCTGTTGTAAACGTATAACTTTGAGTTGGATCCATTACTAAGTATTGGCTTGAATTTGAACTACGTAGGAACCAGTTGTCGATAATCTCTGTGCTTGGTCCTTTAGATGTAGGTGCAACACCTGAATCAACACCGTTAACAAACAAGTTAGGTGCTGTTCCGCTAGTATCCCATGGATCTCCAGTTGAGTCATCCTCGTCATTCCATGCTCCATCAATAGTAACAACAAGTACGTTACCACTTAAAGCATAGTTACCTTTTGCATAACCGGTTGCACCGTCAATACCAGGCTGTGTAATAATATCACCATCTGATGCTGTAAACAAGTTAGCACTCAATGTTAGTTCAACTTGTTCGTAGTTTTCAGTAGCAATGTCACCAGCTTTCAAATCAATAGCAGGAATATCATCAACTTGTTCTAGTCGTGATTGATAACCATTTGTGTTTGTGTTTGTAAACTGACGTGTTGCAGGAATCAAGTCTGGATTAAGCTGACCGTTTACGTTCAACTGAACAATAGCACCTGGAACAGCCGCAGTACTCACAGTTTTGTCAACAAAGCCACCTAGTCTGTTTGAAATAAAACTTCTTACTGCTAACTGTGTTGACAATCTGCCATCACTAGGACCGCCGATCTCATCGTCGCCTAAGTTAACACTGGTTGAAATTTCTTCGATAGCAACATCAGACAGACTTAGACGTAGTGCGTCAAGTTCGTCCACCTGAACTTTGTTACGGAAGGTAATGTTACCAGTTCTGTTGAACGCTGTAATAAAATCACCAACTTTGAAGTCACCAAGTTCGTTTGTACCTGATGAGTACACACGACCTGGTAATTCTTCAAACTGTTCGTATTCTGCTCTTGTATTACCGCCGTTTTGTGGTAGAGCGTTATAGTCTGTGCCTGAACCTGCATATTCCCAAGTGTGTGCAGATGAGTTAACAACAGAAGGTCTGTGGAACCAACATTGCTTTTCTGGCAGTGCTGTCAAGTTTGTTAAACTTGAACTACCGTCTGTAGCTGTAATACTAAATGTTGCAGTGCCTAAACCTAGTCTTGCACTTGTTTCATTAACACCGATAACAGTATTAGGAGTGCCAGCAGTATGGTCTTCATCAATTGTACTAGTTTCATCAAATTGTATTCTAAGTAGTGCTTGTCCTACTGCAACTTCTTCAATACTTACAACTAGTCTGCGCTCTCTTGGTTCCCAACTATAAACAATAGCACTGTTGTTTTGTGCGCCTGTAGTACCTGTAATAGATCTACCAGGAACAAATTCATAACTTTCAGAACCTGATTCAAGTATCAATGTTTGATATGTTTGATGCGAACTTAAAATTTCTTCTACATAAAATTCAATAACATCAGAGAAGAACTTGTGTGTTCCTGTGCTTGCTTCGATAATGTTAACATCAAAATCCAAACTATCGTCAAACGCAAGTGTAAACTCATCTTCACTTAGAAGTTTTACATAGTACTGTTGTTCATCATCTAGTCCTCTAATAACGTTGTTACCATTTGGATCGTAGATAACTTTTTGTCCATTAACAAACCCGTGTCCAACGATTGTAAAGATATTTGTTTCATCATTTACATCTACTGCACCATCGAAAGTTGTTTCTGTAGGTGTAAGTTTATAATCGTTAGTGATATCACCTTCTGAACTAACTTCAGTTGGATCTGGCAAGTCTTGTGGATCATTGATAATTGTGTTAACAATATCAAATCTACTACCAACAAAGTTTTGAACGTCTGCTGATACACCGGTAATGTATGTTAGAGCTTCTGTTTTTGCTTGTTCAATAGCTGCAATAGTTTGTAACTCTTGTCCACTGATACTGATACGTGAACTGTCTTGTAAGTTTTGTGTATAATATGCTAGACCAGCACTACGTGAATATCTGTTACCTGTATCCCAAGTGTCTTTGGCTGCCGCTTCAACAATAAGCTGAGTATCTCTATTACATTTTGATTCGTCGTATGTAAATCCATACCAAATGTTTGCTTGTATTTGGGTGTTGATATATTCTGTTACGTTCTGCGCAATGTTTATAGCACCAATAGTATCAAGCAATCCGTATGCTTCAGATTCGCTTCCTGTTACCCATGAAACATCTGGCTCAATAGTTGTAATTGGTGTAGCGCCTGTGCCGTCAATAAAATCAATAATTTCTTGTAATCTATCAGAAGCTGCTGTGGCTGCTGCTGCACTACCTGCGGCTGCACTAGTATCTTGTGTTTCAGCATTGCCTGCACTTACTGTTACAGTTGTTTCTAATATAACTTCGCTTATAACAGTTTGCAGTCTGCCATATGCAGCAACAGTTTCTTCTTGCTGTCCTGTGCCATATTGTGCAGTCCCGTCAATGAAGTATGCTGCTGCTGCTAGTTTAGATTGTAAATTACCGCCGTATGTTAAATCATACAGCAATCCATCAATAATTAATTTTGAATCTCTTAAACATTTTGCTTCATTGTAAACAAAGCCTGTAGAGAATGGAGCAGTGCCTGCTGCAATTTGTGTGTCAATCCATGCATTAACTTCTGCTGCAATAAAATCTTTGTTGTTGATCAGTTGCGTTACAGCATTTGCGTATCCGCTATCGCTTGCATTGTCACTACCACCAGTTGGTGTTGGTCTTGAATATGCTGCTGCAACACTGTCACCTGGCACGGTATTTTCATCGCCGTTGGTAATAATGTCAATAATCTCATCCCATAGGGCATTTGATCTTGAAATTGCTGTAGCATCATTTAACAAATTACCAGTAAACGTTTTTGCTTGTCCAAATGCTGCAATGTGTTGATCTTTCTGTGCAGCAAATGTATCTGAATCAAAACTTGCGCTGAAGTATCTAAGTGCTGCACTTACTGATCTATGGTTACTGTTGAACAAGATATCAAATCTTACTGCATCAACTAGAAGCTGAACGTCACGCTTACACTTGTCTTCATTGTAAGTAAAGCCAGCCCATATACTTGGAGTTGCTGCACTAATTTGTGCGTTAATCCATGTTACAACATCATCTGCAATTAAATCTCTGTTTAGTATCAACAAGTCGTGTGCAGTTTTGTAATCTGGTTCTCTAAAGCGTAGAACAAATTCTTCAACAGGTGCATCACGATTAATACCTACAATACTAATTGTTTGTTTACCTTCACTTGCACCAGTACCTGTAACAAATGCTCTGTCAAATTGGAATGCTTTTGGAGAGAAGCCAGAACTTCTCAGCGCATACAAACCAAAGTTGGTAGCAGAGTTGGTAATTGAACAATATCCACCTGACTGACAATACACACCATTGAGTAGGAAGATTTCAAAACAAGACACGATCTGTGCATAAGCATCGTTAGTTAGTCGCCACGCTGTTCCGCCAAATGATAGAATAGTAAAGGCGTTAGCAACCATTGACTTACCTTGTTCAGGTATAGCACCAATGACTGGATTCTCAGCCTCAATACCGTATGTCGGAACGTTTGGAGATTCAACTTTTGAACCGTCAATCTTAGCACCGTTCATACCTAAGAAAGAAATAATCGAGGCGTTCTGAATATATGGCGAAGTAACAATAGTTGGTCTTGTGTTAGGTAAGTTTGTGTAATCTGCTCTATCTGTAATTACAGGATCAAACGGATCATCGAACGCCACAGCATAGTCAGCAGTAATAGTTGGAACATAGTTATCATCAACACCGTCACGGAATGTAAATTCACCAAAGTAACAAGCGTTTCTAACACGTAGGATATCCAAGTTAGCGTTTGCAGGACGAATAATACAACCACGCAAACCGTCACCTTTGATAACTGTGTTATCTGGAACAATGATTGGGTTGTCTTCGGTGTAGTCTCCAACCGCAACTTTAATGTTTACACGACGGAAGTTAGTAGTGCCATCTGCATTATATACAAGTCCTGAGGCAATCTGACAGGCTCTTTTAACAGTTTTAACTGGAGCGCTCTGTCCATCATTAGCGTCATCACCTTGTTCAGCAGAAACGTAGATAACATTACCACCAAATACGTCAGCATCGGTAAAAGATAAGTTACCAAAACCATCTGTTTTCAAGAGCTGACCTACAGTACCACGTGACGGAGGCAGTGTCATTGTGTATCCTGAGTCTAATGTATCTGGCGCTTTGATTCCTACACCGTCATCGCCTGACGCTGTAAGTTCTTTGAATGTTAAGGTTTTAGCATTTTCAAGATCAAAGTCATTGAATACGTTCATTCCTGCTTGTGTAAACTGAGCAGTTTCAAATTCGTTTACTTTGATACTAATTTCTGCACTTGCACTATCACCTTGGTCTGTGATTGCAATTTCAGTATCTTTATCAAAAATGCGTCTAGTAATGTCCTGTACTGTGTTATCATCACGTAACAAGAATACTTTACCGTCAGCTGTGTTGATTGCTAATTCACCGGATTCTAATTGAGAAACTATAGGTTTTTTATTCGCGACTGCAGATCGCTTATGTCTAATTGTTGTTGCCATAATGGCTGCCTCCTATTTAGGTACGGGTCAGGTCTATAAAGACGCCCAAAACTACACGATAGAAATCGCTGTACAGTTATTTATCATAGGAGTAAAATGGCGGCTTAGAACTCGCCGCC